ACCTTCGAAAATGGAGGGCAAATAGCTAACTTCACATTTGCAACTTCTGAAAGTTGGAAAGACAAACAGACTGGTGAAAAGAAAGAACAAACTGAATGGCATAACATTCAAGTCAGTGGCGGTTTGGTTAATGTGGTTAGTCAATGGGTAAAAAAAGGTGACTTGCTATATTTGGAGGGTTCAATCAAATACCGCAGTTATGAGAAAGACGGGCAAAAGAAGTACGTTACCAATATCAATGTAACTGAAATGAAAATGATGGGAGCGAAACCACAAGGACAACAAGCGCAAGACACCGCCCCAACTCAAGCACCACAATCACAACAACCAATCGAGGACGACCTCCCCTTCTGACCTAACACCATAATCAAATGAAAAGAAAAAGAACTCCATGGACTGACTTAATCAACAGTTCATTTAAGACGCAGAATGACTTTTGCAAGGCATTGAACGTGTCCCGCCCAACGGGCGACAAGCTGAAGCACGAACCCATCACAATGATGGGGGGCAAGATAGCCTACCTACTTCGAATTATGGAGGCTTCTGGTAAGTCAGCTAAAGATGTGCTATCTATTTTGAATGAATCAATAAAGGAGGTTGACAATGGCAGCACTGATTGAGTTAATGAATTTGATACCAAAAGAACAGAGGGAATTGGCCTCTGTTCTTCTAAACAAAGTCACTAATTTTGCAACTGAGCGTGAAAAGTTCAACAAGATATTAGGGGATAGTCCCGTGTATCGGATATGCAGACAAGCGGCAAATACTTTTGGGTGTCTTGAAATGGAAATGTTTTCCAAGCTACGCAAACGCGAAGTTGTAAACGCCCGTATGTTTGTGTACGTTTACACTGTGAGAGAGTTGGCATGGTCTAATTCTCGTGCCGGTAAAGTATTCGGTAAAGACCACGCAACCGTTTTAAATGCCATTAAAGTATTTGACGGGTGGTACCAAACCGATAAGACATTCAGAGAACAATACGAACAATTCAAATCTATACTAGATGACAAACCAAGCAATGATGTATCTAAAAGCGCAAGTGATACCCGCGCAATTCCGACTGACGTACTTATTCATCGCACAGTTAATCATTGACGGTCACGGCGAAGCGGATGATGCGGATGTGATGCTTGACCAACAAGCGGGGCAAATGAAAGCAATCTTTGAAGTGAATAACGGTAAATGGTCGATGGAGTGGTATATCAAGAATGGTTCTAAACAGTTTAAGAAACCAACTTTGAAGGAGGTGAATGAGTATTTTAGCGCGACAGTTTTACCCGCTGAAGGTCAAAAGTTCTTCAACTTCTACGAAAGTAAGGGATGGATGGTAGGAAAGAATAAGATGAAAGATTGGAAAGCCGCCGCGCGTAACTGGATTACCTCAAGCCAAGACAAACTAAAATCAAATGACACCAATGGAAAACTTACCTCAAGAATTTCAAGACAAGACGCCGCCGCACTCCTTGATTCCGCAGTCGGTAAAAGGAATTGATCGAAAGATATTCGAGGCAAAGAATAGTAAGTTGCTGATTGAATGTGACCAATACGAGTTCAATCAATTAGTTCTGAAGATTTGCGCTTTGATTGGGTGTAGTTTGCCAAGTCCCGAAAGTGCGGCGCAATTGTTCGCCTGGTGTTGTGACAATTACATGGGTATCACTTCAAAAGGTTTTGAATTGTCCTTTGGATTGAACGCGGCGGGCTCGATGCCGTCTAAGATTAACCACTTTGGCAGCTTCGACGCTTCATTTATTGGTGATGTGTTGGCGCAGTATGCAGAGATGCAACGCAAGGCGAACCAACAAGCGCAAAAGACGGTACACGAGGATCATGCGATTCAGTTACTAGGCACCCCCGAAGATGATAGTATCACGCGAGGTATTTACAATGACCATTTGCAACAAGTCAAAGAAGGTAACTATTTGAGTGCTGAACTATTCGCGCCTCGAATGTGGAATTGGGTAATCAAACAAGGGATTGTTAAGGATGACGAGATTCCCGATTCACTTGTGACCGAATGGCGGCGCAAGGCTAAGGCGACTGTGTTCGATGAATATAGATTGACCAAGACTAAATGGGAGTTGATTAAACAACAACCTTTAAACTTCGAAAAATACCAGAGTTATATCGTCGCAGAACAAAAGCGATTGGCATATATTTGGTTTATCAAATCACAAATTAAATAACAGAAAAAAATGAAAACTTTTATTTTAAATCTTCAGTTTATTTTTAAGCCTAGTTATTGGCTTATGAATTATTCATACGATAAACGACTAGACGAAATAATCAATAGACTGCTTGACAAGGGAGAGATAGAATCTATTGATAGATACACTTGTAACATATCTGGCGTTACTGTTTGGATTGAAAACTATCCTTACGCTTATTGCCATTTATATAACCATAATGGATTGTTTCGATTTTCACGACCTTCTAGATTAACAATTCAACGACTGCACAACGCTATAAAAAAAATGCAGATTGATTCTGAACAAAGGCAGGTTGATGAATTTATATCACAATATATTCACTAATGTACTACAATACCACCAACGAGATAGGCGCGGAATTGTCCGCGTCTATTCAAAAGAATGAGAAACAAGAAGTTGTCATTCTCGAACTATTCAAGAAGGTTGCCGAATGGCAGCCGTCCCATATTTTTGAGTTACTAGGTAAATATCCAATCACTTCGATTCGTAGGACATTGACTGACTTAACCGCGCAAGGGTTTCTAATCAAGTCCGAAGTTAAAATGATGGGTATGTATGGAAAGAAAGAACACGTTTGGAAATTGAAGTTGAATGATTGAGCCTGAATTTCTAGATAAGCAACTTATAGCACTTGACTATCTTTCAAATACGAATGAGGTTGAGCAAGTGTTGTATGGGGGATCAGCAGGGAGTGGCAAAACTAGGCTAGGTTGCACGTGGCAAATCTTACGCCGTCTAAAATATCCAGGCACACGGTCACTCATTGGACGCTCTGAACTCGCAACCCTTAAAAAGACAACACTCAACACTTTCTTCGAGGTTTGTGAATACTTGGAATTGAAAGCGGGTAAACATTTCACGGTCAATCTTCAGTCAAATACTATCACTTTCTTCAACAAAAGTGAAATCTATTTGGCTGACTTGTTTGCTTACCCGTCCAATCCAAATTTCGACAATCTTGGTTCGCTAGAGATAACCGATTACTTTATAGACGAGGTTAGTGAGGTAACTGAAAAGGCGGTTTCAATAGTGCATAGCCGTTGCCGTTACAAACTGAACGAATACGATTTAAAGCCCAAAGGGTTAATGAGTTGCAACCCGTCGAAAGGATGGATATACAATGAGTTTTATTTGAAAGCAAAGAACGGCGAATTGCCAAAGCATAGAGCATTCGTCCAAGCCCTACCAACCGACAATCCATATTTGCCGCCTAGTTATTTAGAAAGTTTGCAACGCCTCCCAGAGTACGATAGGAAAAGACTTTATGAGGGAAATTGGGAGTTCGACGACGATAGTGATAAGCTATTCAACACGTTCAACCTAAACCAAATGTTTAGGAATGAGATTGTAGGGGATGGAACTTTTTATATCACGGGCGACATCGCACGGTTCGGACGCGATAAAACTATTTTGATAGTTTGGAACGGTTGGACTATTGTAGAAATGGTTGAACTTGTCAGAAGCGGAATAGTTGAAACAAGTACACGGATTCAAGAATTAGTTAAGCAGTACAATGTTAGGTTATCAAATGTTTTGCTCGATGAAGATGGTGTTGGAGGCGGCGCGGTTGACATAACCAAAGCGCGGGGTTTTATGAATGGATCAAAGGCGGTTCACTCGGATAAGTACGTGAACTTGAAAACTGAATGTTACTATAAATTAGCTGAGGTAATTGAAAACGGAAAGTTGACTATATTAGCAGCGTCAAATAAGGAGCGGATAATCAAGGAATTGGAAACAATAAAACGGTATAGGTCGGATTCAGATAGTAAAAACCGCGTAACACCGAAAGAAGAAATCAAACGGCTTCACGGATTCAGTCCCGACATTGCCGATTCAATGATGATGCGAGCCTATTTTGATTTGAAACCGAATAGAGGGAATTATGTTTTACTAGGTAGTAAATAATTTAATAACAAATAACATGGCATTGAAAGCAAGTGAATTGAGGATTGGTAATTGGCATTGGGGAGATGGAAAGCCTAGAGAGATAAATGCGTTTGACATCAAAGATTTAAGCGACGATCCGCAAGATGACTTTTACCAGCCAATACCACTCACTGAAGAATGGCTATTGAAGTTTGGGTTTAAACCGTTCAATTTTTCAAATAAAGAGAAAGGTTTTATTATTGAGCATAAAGATTGGAGCAAATCAATTTATGTTCGAACTTTTGCAGAACCAAACATTACTGGGTTTTTCACCGTGTTTAATCGTTCAGAATGCCATTGGGAAGAAATACAATTTATCGCAAAAGTTACCAATGTCCACCAACTCCAAAACCTATACTTTGCATTGACTGGCGAAGAACTTGAAATGAAATAATCAAATGAAAAAACAACCATTCTTGTTAACGCTATTCATTCGCGTTCTTGCATTTCCTTTCTTTACGGGAATGCTTTTAGTTGGTCACTTGCATATTTTTATACGTCAACTAATTGGATTCTTTCGCTACGGATCGGAAACGATTACCTACACATCAAAAAGAAATAGGATAACGATTCAAGATGTTTTCGAAGAACTAAAGAAAAGTCAATCTGAAATGAAATAATTTTAACACCCAAATAATGAATGAACAACTAACGGCAGCAATGCTGGACTTACCGCAGGAACTATTCGACGCGGTTCAACACGTGGTTATCCACACCAAACGAACGGGCGGCTATGCCATTGATTCGAAATGGGAGCGCAAGAAAAACGCTCAAATTGCACAAGAACAAGCGGCGTTCAAAGTTGCACTTGCTGAGGCAAGAAGATTGAAACAACCGCTACCAAAACCACCAACGCAATACGAGTGGAAACACTACTTTACCCCAACCCAAAAAACAGAAGGGTTTGGAATGCACTTATTGAACTATGTTCACGACATGATTCATAAATTCAAGTATGAGTATCTAGGTGTGGTGAATGGTGAGCATAAATTCCACAAGTTTCATGGTGACTTCTTGGCTGCTGACAAGCAAGTGTATAAAGACTTTGATAGCTACATTTATCTATTGAAGAACGGCACTACTTGGATGGTTAGAACTGAAAATGAGTTGCCTCAACTTATGTTTGAAGTACCGGACGATGCCAACAAAGTGTCTTTAGGCAACGGACGTTATTACACACCAAAGAAACTCCAGGCGTTTACGATCGAAACAATCGCCGATTCAGTTGGATGGAGCATTGGTGAAACGGTTGCGCACGATGTTGATTATTGGTTAGGCAAAGAGCAAAACCCCGATACGCATTTAACTTCTTTCTTCCCAAGATGGAGTGATGATGGAACGGAGTTCGCTACCTACTTGAGTGGCAAACGTCACGACCTTGTCAATATCAATTCACTTGTGAATGAGGCGGGACAAGTGTGGTCGCACTACGATATCAACATGGTGGCAATCAATAGCTGCGATGTTCCTGTGGATCACAAGGACGCGGAAAGTAAAGGCAACTTTGGCGAGTGTGCTGACGCTTGGTTTGAAACTGAAACAGAGGCGGTAGCATTCTCATTCGAATATGACATGGATAAGGAATGGGCGGTTAAACAGTTCGCGGTTGAGATAAGCGCGGCGAATGGAACGCCGAACGGTCACTACCCAAGACAAGTGGCATGGTTCAATTTAAAGACTGGCAAAGTTATGCAGTCGCCGTTTGATAAGTAAGGTTAGAAATCCCGACAAGGATAAACCCCTGCCTTAATCGGTGGGGGTTTTTATTTAGAATGATTCTAAATTCGTAAGATTAGTAATATTAGTAGTGATATTCGTTATATTCGTAGAATAATCAAAATACATAAAACGATGTGGACTACATTCTTTGATATGCATTCGGGCGGTATTCAAAAAACTGAATGGCCTGTTATTCATATTGAACTTTCATTAAGCGATGCAGTATCTTATTTTGAATCTAAGTTTGATATAAGACCTTACAATGTTACTTGTCTTTGTTGTGGAGAAGATTATGATATTGAAGAAATAGACAAAGAACCTGTAAACGACGGCACTTGTTTGAAAATTTACAAGAAAGACATTTACGAAGCATAAACAAAAAAGCCACTCAAATCGGGTGGCTTTTTTCATTCTCATAACTTCGTTATCTTAAACGGCATAAACCGCAGGAATATAAATGCACCCGCCGCGATTAGCGCAATGATTAACCACCAAGTAAATGATGTTGACTTACTAGGTTTCTCTACCTCTTTCCGTTCGCTATTGTCTTTGTGAACTATACGAGAACTCTTTTCTTCTCCCCACTTTATACTACTGATTTTCGTCTTTTGAACGGGTATAATTCGCTCTTTTATCCGTGCGTGTGTCTTTACTTTCTTGGTCAGTGTGTCAATGGATAGCTTTACTTCTAATTCGTCGGTATCAATTACTAATCTAGTTGTATCAACTAGGTCGATGATTGAATTTTCTACATTGATTTCAATGGGGCGCAGTGTTATTGTGGTGTCGATTGTTTCGACAACGGTTGCTTCAACGGTTGTAGTTGATTCAGTCTTTACTTTATCGACTGTATCATTTGTCTGAGTGATGCGTTTTAGTTTGCCGCAGCTTGAAAGCGCAATGAGCGCAATGATGAATAGTAGATTTTTCATTTTGTTATTTGATTGATGAATATTCTTTTTTTGCATCGAAACAAGGACAAGCCTTCGCCACATTTGGAAAGTCTTTGTGACCTTGCACAATTGCATTTGGAAACATTTTCTTATATGTACGGATAAGTTTCAATAAGGTTTCCTTTTGTGCTGGTGTACGGTTATCAATCGGTTTACCAAACTTATCCACCCCACCAATATAGCATAGGTTAATGATTGATGCGTTGTGACCTTTTACCCCGTTTGATGGTTGAGCGATTGAAAGGAGTTGGTTATCCTTTCCATTTGCCTCAATCATATGGTGATAGCCTACTTGCTTCCAGCCTAACTTTTCTTTCCAATATCTTTTTATTGCTTCAACTGTTGCATCTTGGCCAGTTGCCGTACAATGAATAACGATGTGAGTAATGTTTCTCATTCTGCTACAAATTTACCATTCTCGTCAAATGACTTTAGTCTTTTCAATATCCACACGGGAAGCAAATCGGGTTTGATTGCGCCTATATTTTCAATGATCGATATAGCTTCACGGACTAACAAAGCCGCATAACAAAGTTCCTCAACCCACATAAATATTGACTTAGTGACATCGTTGGTGCTGAAGTTTGTGAGGTTGTGAATAACCACTAAAAAGATTGCGTACAATACGCTTTTAATTACTAGGCCACCAAACCTAGCGCTTGACAAATTCCCATACTTAAACGCTTTCCAAACACCTAGAATAGTGTCTATCATTATCATTATGACTAGATAAACTAGGAAAGACCAGTCGTTGAATATATAAGTGTTGAACAGTCCCGCAATAGCCGACCAAGTGAACGCCAATAAGAACGGTAATTTAAGTTTGAATAGCTCTAAATATGGCATAAATATACCTAGTGAATTGTCTTTCATTTCTTATCGTTTGATTTTTGGGCAATGTACGCCTTTAATTTCTCGTGATAAACTTTTTTTAACTCTTTATTTGTCTTGGTTTTCTTTGCCATATCAATTAATTATATGATTGCACCAAGTTGGACACCATTCACCATAAGTACCGCGCAAATGTGGGTTACTCATTGCGGTGTTCCCGCTGCTAAATACCATTGAGTTCTCGTTATAGTTGTCCTTTTTAGGTGACATATCGGGAAACTGATTAGAATTGTATTCAGGGAACAATGAACTATTCGCGCAAAGATAATTGATTAACCTTTGGGTGTAGTGCTGTGCGTTGTTACGTGCATCGCTCACCATTTTATTGAATAGCTGCATATCCACTACTTGCGTATCGTCTGAAGTACGGATAACCACTGAACCATTCACGAACTTGGTGTAAATGTTCGGCATGATTTCAACAACCGTGTACCACATAAGCATCGGTTGCACGTATCTTTCGAGTAAGGTGGTGTAGTTTCCTGTTGTTCCCGCACCTGCAACGTCTGTGTAGAGTTTTTGGATTAGGTCTGTACCTAAATAAGATTCAAGCCATTTATCTTGAGCCAACTTTGTAGCGGGGTAAATTAGATTGTCTTCAATCGCATCATTAAACGCGGTGTACTTTCTAAGATATTCGGGTGTGATTAGTAATACTTGAGCCATTGTGTTAAGCGTATTTAAGTGATCCGCGTGTTGGTGTGTTTATTGGTGCGACGGATTCAAATCCTTTCTTTTTTACGAACGGCACGTTGCCCACTCGTTTATCATTTTTCAATCCGTCATTGGGTAAAAACTTTCCTTTCTCTCTTTTGCGGAAATAGATTTGTCTTTTCCAAAAGTGGTGACAGTAAACGCCACCTTTCCAAAGGAATATGTCGTATGATGTTTGCCCTTCTGGTGCAAAGTTTCCGTTTACCCCATCATCCCCCATCGCTTGAATATCCTCGTACCGGAATACTAAACCTTCATCGCGTATTCCATCCATAATCAAACAGAAGGGGCGTGTTTTAGTTGTGCTATCTCCCGCCCATTGGTAACGGATTTTGTAAAGCCCTCTATCTTCGTCGCTTTTCTTTTCGCCTTGTGCGTATGAATCCTCTCCCGCTAATTGAGCCTCTTTCCATTTAGAAACTGCTAATTCTTCATCCTCTCTCGTGTCGTGCGCGGGTTGTTCGTCAACCAACTCCCATTCTTCGCCGTCTATCTCTTCGCCTACATTCTGAAAATGTGAAACGAATTTAGCCTCTAGGTCAGCAGTTAGTTTGTCCCCTTCGTGACTACAACAAATCTTTTTTTTTTCCGCGATTAGAACAGCGTTGTCGTCAACACCCAACGGACTATCTTCAATGAATGAAATGTTCGCGTCAATACCTTCGTTCTGCAAAAGGCCTTTAAGGTCACGAGTAATAAGTTTTCGCATTGGAGCGATAACCTTATTCATCATAATCTCAAGACCTTGTTTCATTTCGTCCGTGTTCGAACCTAGACCGCTGCCGTCTCTGATACCAAAGATTAACGGCGTAGTGACACGGTGCGAAACAAATATTTTCTTGTCACTTTCTTCACTTAAGAACTGATATTGCTTGTCAGCGTCATTGATCGGGAATGATTCAAATGAAGCGGCCTGTTGTGTTGATTCATTGAACAACATGATGAACTTACCCGCATTCTTTGCCCCGCTAATTGATCGCTCAATATCGCGTTTCATTGTTTGCGCCTTTTCCGCGTCGGGTTGCCCATTGTTGAACTGAATGATGAATGATGGAAATAGACCGTTTTGAATATTGTTCAAATGGTACACGGCTATCTGTCGAGCCATTTCGATATAGTGAAGCCCTCCGATGTAGTCGGGTTTTGGATAGTAAGTGGAACCCGCAGTTGGTAGTTGTGTAAATATTACACCCCTTGCACATTCTGCATTATCCTTTATGTCATCCCACAAATGAATGAACACGGGTTTGTTTCGTTTCTTGTTTGGGTTCTCCCAGTCCCTAGAATACCACGCGCCCGTCACCTTTCCACTTTCTTCGTCAAAAGCAAGACGCATATTTTCAAATGGCAAATGATTAACTTTCGCCGCTTTGAATCCTGCTAACTTTTGGTCGATTGGTTTTATGACATCAAGGAAATACCCGCCGTGACATTTAAGGTCAAATGCAATAAAAGGGAGCTGTTCGTTTATATCCCAAACGCCAAGAAATTTATTTGCATTGGGGTTGTCAGATTCTACACCAAGCCCCGCAACCATTTGAGCAATGCCACTCACTAACGCACCGTGAACCGGTACATTTTGTGCAAGTTCAATTAGGTAGTTCGGATATAGATTATCTACACCGTAGGCAACCCAACCGCGCTTATTCTCAATTTCTACCGTTGATACACTCTCGTATTTAGCGAGTGATATATCAAGGGTAGATAGTGGTGGTGTTGATTGTGGTATTGTCGATGTAGTATTCTCCATTGTCTGCGATTATTGCGGATCCACGCTCAATCAGTCCAACGACTGAGGCGTTTAGTGGATCAATGTTAGATGCTGAATTTTGCCCGTAAACCTCATAGTAATATTGCCCCGAATATTCAAGCCCCACCGTAGTACAAGTGAAGGTTGTTATTCGTGCATTATCGAGCGTCACATTAAGGACTTGTGCCAACTTGTTTGAGGTTTCTACTCCACTATCGTCACGGTTTAATACCAATAGATAGTGTGTGAATGTATCGAGTACACTCTTACCCTCAAATAGCGTTAGCCGTCCCGTCTGATTCGCTTGGTTCGGTTGAAGTAGCAGCATTCTTTTCTTTTTTATCCTCTCGCACCAAATGAGGCGCAAGGGCTTGAATTTTTTTCAAAGTGTCTTGATCTGCGGTTGCAAGTTCAATCACTCGACCGTTAGCACAAAACGTACTATTGGGTTTTACTGGAATGAGTTTCGCCATTGTTCAAAGATAGAAAAAAAAGGGGCATAAATTTTATACCCCCTTTTTTATGTTTTTAGTCAACTACCGATGTGCCGATAGTGATAGTCACGAAGTTGTCAAACGGTGTAGTGGTGTACGCCTCTAGTTGTTCCGCTGCACTTGGTTCTTCAGCTACAAATGTGATAGTGTAACCGTTAAGGTCAGCAGCAGCCGAACCCGTTGCAGCCTCAATCGCAGTGATTTCAGCGCCGAATTGACGACCAACCATCCATATTTTACCGTTCTTGTCCCAAACAAATACAACGAGTGCACGATTTTTCGCCAACAATTCTAGTTGTTTGCGTTTAACCGATGTCATTTTATTCAGTACAAGTGTAACGGTTTGAGTGTGCAAGATGCCACCGTTCGCGCTCGATGTCGCCTCAGTGAAACCGCCCGTTCCTTTTACCACCTCGAAAGGGTAAATGGTTGCAGTTGGTAGCGCGTCAACTTCTAGGGTTGTCGCATCCAATGTGACACCCGTTGCAAAGTCCGCTTGTTGCTGAATCCAAATCCTTTGAATCCCCGCGAAGCCGTCTTTACAATTTAAGAGTAAACCTGATGTTAGTTCACAAGCCATGTTGTTTTATGTGTTATGAAAAAAGGGCGGCAGCTTATGACCACCGCCCTCGTTTCAGATTATTTATTCGATGATTACACGTTATCCAAGTGATACAAAACGATTTCGTTTCCGAATCCGTATTGACAAGCACCAAAGAAGTCAGCAGAGAAGCGAACAGTTTTATCACCATTCACAGGTTGCATATCAATTACTTGAATTGAAGTCCAATCCTCGCTTGTGTTAGTACCAAACCATAGGTTTGACTTTTGAGCCATAACCAAAGTTGAATCGCTCATCCCAGGGCACTCAACAATTTCATACTGACCGAGCCATGTCATTGAGATGGCAGCACCCGATTGATACAAGTTGTTGTTTCCTAGTGTTGCTTGTGCGTTTCTGTATGCTTCAGCTACGTTAGATGCAACATAGATAAGAGGCTTTTCAGTTGAACGACGAACACGAAGCGGTGAAGCTG